TCTTGTTCTTCATTGCCATGAGTTTTATCTTCTTTGAACCATTCTGGTACTTTTGCTGGACTTTTCCAAGTAGCAAATCTTTTCTTTTCTAGTATATAGTAATTTCTATAACTAGCTACTGCGTCACCATCAACCTTACAATGTTCAGGCATTGCTGGTTTAGGGTCAGTTGCAATTTTATTTATCTTTGCATTTTTAGGTGGGTGTGCTAATAACTCACCTAGTTTTTGAATTGTAACATGGTCATCTGTATGATTGTATCTTTTTTTGTATTCTTCATTTAGAGCCATCATATGTTTATATAACCACATATAGTTGTAAGCAGATTCAAATAACCATATTGTACTAGGGTGTTTTACCCAGCCTGCTTTGTATAAGACAGCATCCATGTTTTTATTAGGGTGTTGCCATCTTTTAATTTTTCTACCATTAGCTGTTTTGTCATACCACTCTGTACCATCTTGTACTCTATGACATGTAGATAATAGTTGTGCCGATTCTAATATCATTTTAACAACATGTTTATCACACGACATTTCGGCAGCCATAATAGGGTCTTTATGTAGATAAAATATATTCATTAATTTATAGTCTTTCTAAAATAGTCATCACGACCATACATTTTACATAATTTAGAGAACACACCAAACCAGAAATTCTTAGCCCAATCTGTTCTTGAATCTCTACATGCTGTTTCAGCATTTTTGATTCTTCTATCTTTTAAACTTTCTGTTATCATAATATACATCATACATCATTTATTTGGTTTTGTCAACCTCCAAATATCGCTTATTTGGTGTTGATTTCTGCGTTGGAAGTTCATTCCACTCCATTATTTGGTCTAATTTAAGTCTTATCTCATCAGGATCCAAACCTAGTTTTTTCATTTCCTCTGCACCCATGTTTCTAAAAAATGATTCGTAATCTCTATTCTTTAGGTCTCTACTACCTAACTTTTTAAAAAAGTCTTTATAAATTTTTTCTCTATCTCTGACTCTTTTCGCTCTAGCTTTTGCGTTAGTAGCCTCTTTTTCGTAATCTTTTTTGATTTTGGTTTCGTCTTCTTCTTTGGCAACTTTTCTACTCCTTAATGATATGTTAGCAGCTATCAATAACAATACTGCCAATGGGTCAAATACAAATATTAATACTATAATTACCCACCTAACAGCTTTGTCAAAATGGTCTTTTGCTTGTTCACCATAAATTAATTCTGCAATATATTTAATTGGTCCTACTTCAGCTTCAATCTTATCTTGTTCTAATGCAAGTTCAGATTTTTCTAATGTTAATTTAGCAATCTTATCACTCGCCTCGTTTATGGCCGTTGTAAGTAATTTTCTTTCTTCTTCTTGTTTCTTTCTTTCTTTTAGACCTCTGGTCACATACTCCATATCAATGTATTTGTCAAGAGCTTTGTCAAGTTGGTCTAATGTCTTTTGCGACCTATCTATAATTATTTGTTGTTGGTTTATTTGTTTATCTATTAGTTCTATTTTTATATTATTAGATGATACTGGTTGCACTTGGTCTAGGTGTGCCTTTGATAAGAAACCAAAGATACCCATAGATGTGATAAAGATTAACACTACTACAGCAAATGTTAAATACATTTTTATAGTATATGGTACTAACTTATTGCGCCAGTTATTATACAACCATGAAGCTGCAACTAATTTACCAACTTCTAATGCACTACCCATAGCAATAATAGGCACAACTGCACCTGCAAATAAAGTAGAGAGACCTACAATAGAATAACCAGCAGCTATTACCGATATAGATATCGCACTTAAAAATGTTATTAGTATTGTAAACATATAATTATTTAGATGTTAGTTCTTTTTCTATTTTAGTCATCATATTAATAACTCTTGAAGCATAATCTGTTGTTGTAGAAAATGCCTTTAAAGTTTTAATAAGTTTTACTGAATCTAATGGTTGATTTGTTGCCAACATTTTAGTTCTCATCACTCTAAAGTCTTCGTATGCTGGGTGTTCGTTTAACAATCTAATATATTCTTTTACAGAATCACATTTAGTTTCAAACACTCTTACACCCCAACCTTGCCACTTTTTCATACCTAACGGTAATAAATGAGGTGATGTTGATTTAAATACTCTAATACCAAATAGATTGTTTGCCTCTTTAGCAAATCTTGATGTTCCCCAACCAGACTCTAATACTGCTTGACCTACTAACATTTCAATTGGTACTCTTTTGTCAACAGGTGTTGTAAAATTAATATAGTCAACACAATAACCAAGTTCTTTAATAAACTCTTTTTTGTTCTTGTATTTCATTTCTTTTGAAACAAGACCAAGATTTTGTGCCCATATAGTATGCTCTTGTCTTAATTCTTCATTAGCCCATTTTTTTGCTAAAGAATTAGGATAAAATGTACCTGCACCATAAACAACTGCTAATACCAATATAGACCAAAATATTCTTTTAGCCCACATCCATACTTTTGAATAGGGAAACTCTGCTATTTCTTTTTTGATTTTTTTAACCATTAAGCCCTCCTGATTACAATATAATCATAACTAGTAATGGACTCTGGTTCATTCTCGCCATACTCTGACCAGGTACCAATATCAATATTCTTATTCTTTCTTTGAAAGAATTGTAGATTATCGTTATTCATATATTTAGACATTGTTTTAAAGATTTTTTCTGATTGTTTTTCAGTAAAATTATCTGCAACATCTGAAGCCCAATTACCAGTATAATAGGTTATTGTCTTCTCATTACCATCAATAAAATTGTCTAGTTTTTTGGGGACACCACTAATAATATTTTTTAAATAGTGGTCTAGTTCTTTTGATTTTTTTCTCACTTGTGCCATTATATATTTCCTCTCTCATTATAAACCTTTGATTAAAAATTTTTGAATTACATTTTTAGTTGGTATCACGGTAGTGTTACCACCATCACTCAACTCGTTATGTTCATCATAATTATAATCACTCATTAAAATATGTACATCTCTGGTTTCTTTTACCAACCAACCAGTAGATACACAAATAGCAGGCTTGCTTTTCTGAATTTCTTTCAGAGTTCGCCAACCTGAATCACTTTGAATATCCTCCCAATATACCATATAGAAATCAAACTCAAACGGTATGCCTGGAAGTACATCTGATTTTACTCTTTTCTTAGCCATATTTTAAGAACATTCTTTATCTTTTATTTTACTATCTTTTAACAATGAACACTTATATTTACTATCTGCGTTCATTCTTAATTCAGCAGCTATACTTTCTAATATAGACGGTAAATGTTTTTCTAATACACTTGTCATCTCTAAAGCAAAACTATATGCCAACTTATTCATCTCTGCTTCTAATACAGACATGTCAACACCATTACCACTAATGTTTTCTTTTATAACATGAGCGATAACAGCTTTGTTATACTCGTCTGCTTGTACTGATTTTGCAAATGCATTTAAACCAAACCACAAAACGGCAAGTATTAGTATCAACTTTTTCATAATATATCCTTTCTCAATATTTATTGGTATACTATACACTAAAAATTGCCTCGAGTCAAGCGCTTTTTTCGCCTTATTTTACTTGTTTTTTCGTGGTTTTGTTCTATTTTTGTTCTGGTTCTGGTTTAACAAATTTGTCATTCCAGCCAAATGCGTCTTTAACAACTGATTCGGTCAACCCTTTGTACATCTTATTTAAAGATTTGTTTTTCATACCAAGTAAAACCTTAGCCTCGTCAGCATGTAATCCTTCTAGTATTTGAATAAACATGGTTTCTTTTTGTGTCTTTGTAAGGTCACCGTCAGCGCCTTTTACAAAATGCCACAATCTTTTAGCTTCGTTTCTTAATAGACCATGTTCAGTACCAATTGGTGCCTCATTAGCAATATACGGTGGGTTACCCTCTGGCAAATCCCATTTTATACTAGGGTCAAATGCACCTTTTAAAACTTGTCTTAATGGGGCATTATCATATTGTTTTAATACTGCAACCTTTTTAGGTTTATCTTTTGCGTTGTTAACTTTTGTTAGAACCTCTGAAAACAATACCACTTGTTCACCTGCACCTCTTGTGCCAGCTACAGCCGCCATTGCTTTTGGATTCATTAAATTTGGATTTCTTTGTTGTTGCTCTGCCATAATTTCTCCTTCAATTCATGTTCCTATTTATACGAGGCATAGACCACGAATATTAATGCCATAATAAACATTAATACCAGAACATGGTTACCTAGATTCCATGCACTTTTACCAACCGTATGTGGATTTTTAGGGTCTATAAATTTCTTCATACAAAATTTCTTTTACTATACCATTTGTAGAAAGCTTTATCTGTAAATAATTCTGCAATCTCTGACGGTGGTACTTGTTCCGTTTTTATACATTCTTCAAGGCTTTCATACTCATAAGTGTCAACCTTTCTTGTCATGGTTTTATCTTTATGAGATTCTGCTAATGTCTTTACTAATCTTTGTTGTTTAGTTAGTGTCATCTGGTGGTGCCTTATCACCTTTGTAATTACTATCTAAATTTTTTAAAATGATATACAATGCCACTATTGAAATTGGTACACCTATAAAAAATAAACCTAGTAAATCCATTAATACTTCCTAACAATGTGTTTTCTTAATGCTCTTGTTAATTCTTCTAATTTATCTATAATAGAAATCAAACTAGGGTCTGTAATGTATTTACCTGCCTCTTTAGCTTGGTCTCTTAATGCGTCATATTCTTTTATTGATATTCTGACCATAGGACTTGTATCAACCTTTAACTCGTTTTCATAAGTCATATCATGGTCATGTGTATCTCTATCTATATCGTCTGCCATAAAAACCTTTTGGTTAACCTAAATGTGAAAACGGGGGCACAGGGGCCCCCGTCTCCTTAATTTAATTATGCTGAGTAAGCAACTTGCTTACCGAACACAGCAGTAATACCAGCAGCTATAATAGCTTTTGATGGTGTTCCTACTCTGTAAGAAACGCCTTTAGATGTTCTATTCTCATAAATCATCATTCCTTCGTTTCTTAATTTACCAACCATTGCAGCTGGTGATTTAAGGTCAAATGTGTTTCTTAATTGTTTCCAAGAAACATCTGAACCTTTTGCAAAAAGATTTCTCACTTTTGCCGTTTTTGAAAGTTTAGCTCTTGCCATAACTTCATCTCCTTTATTGTTGTTAAATAAAAAATTAAACATTGTTTAATCATCCTTTCTTTGCGTGTTCAGTTCGCCAACTATCCGATTAGCAGAGCGTATTATAATAGTCTGATAATCTGAATTCATTTATTCTCCGGGTCAAAGTCTGGTGTAAATTGTATATCAGCCATGTCTGATAAATCTCTAACTTCGTCCTCTACATCTCTTGACAATGGTTTATGTGGTTTATGTTTTATATCTAATACTTTTGAATAATCTAATCTAGCAGATTTATTCTTACCACTTGCATTTAAAGTTACCATTTTATCTGTAAGTTTCTGTGCTGGGTGTGGTTTATTAAAATCACGGTAAACCAATCCTCTGATGGCGTCTATTACAAGTGCCAAGTCAGCAGTAAATGTTAATTGATTAGTTCTAATACCCATATTCACAAATTTATCTAATAATTGATAAGCAATATCATCTACATTTCCCTCAACAAACTCTTTTGTTTGTTGCTCAACTAATTTTTGATGAGCTTTCTCGTCAACAGGATGATTAACGGTTTGTTTATTCTTAATCCTGTTTGTTGGAAATAATATAATATTGTCTTTATCATTCACTTATAATCTCTCCCTTGAAATTTACTTTACCTTTATCAGCAAAATGTTCTACTAACTGATTGTAACCACCAATTAATTCGCCATCAATTTTAATTTGTGGCATTGTTCTAACATTTTTACCAATGTCTTCAATTAATTTTGCTGGGTCGTAATCAAAATCTTTTTCTAGTGTTTTCTCTTCGTATTTCAGACCAAGGCCTTTCAACAAGGCCTTTGCCTTTGAACAATAAACACAATTATTTTTACTATAAATTGTTATTGTCATCTTTTTTCTTCTTTAGGTTATCCCATGCTTTTTGACTCTCACTATTTAAGTTGTAAGCGTCAACAGCTTGTTCAATAGTGTAATTAAACATCTTATTGTACTCGCCAAGAGGCAATCTCATACCAATCCATGTTCTATAATAACCATTTTTAGTTAATGTAACATCTTGAGCAAAGATTTCATAGCCTCTAACAGGTGTATCTGAAATAATATTTACTACTATTGTTTCTACCTCTGTTACCACGGTTTTAGTTTCTGTTTTACCAAGTTCTTTAATGAATTGTTTTGACTCTTTATTCATCTCACCCTTAATAATATCTGCCAATTCAGATTTAGCCAACATTTTAGCTTTCTCTATTGACAATTGTAAATCAGGCGAAACTGCTGTCGCAACACCAAAGATACACTTCTTATCATTGTCTGATTTCTTCAACCATTTAAGGTCGCAAGCTTTCGACTCATTGATATCAGCCATGTACCATGCCGGCACTTTGTCAACAACATTACCTTTCTCTGATTTTATCTTATAGGTACTATTCATACTAGAACAAGCAGTTAAACTTGCAACAGCCAAAATGGCACCAATCGTTTTTAGTTTATTTTTCATCATAATTTATCACTCTCTTTTACACTATATACTAATTCTTGTAAAAAGTCAAGCGTGGATTGTACATATGTTAATGCGTCCTCACTAGATACCTCATAAACAATCACTAGTACGAGAGCTATAATAATAAGGTTTCTTATCATTATCTCACCTCCCATTCACCATTTACTTGTAAACAAACTTTTCCTGGTGACTTAAAAGCATGTTTATTCCGACTATAATATCGGCAATACTCTGGTGTACCTACAT